ACGTCGATCACACGCTGCACCGGAAAGAAGCTGCCGTACTTGTCGAGGATCTTCTCAATCGTTTCCCATCGTGAGACGACAGTCTCTGGGAGGAGCCGGGACCAGTCGATACCGTTGGCGACCGCCTGGATAAGGTCATTGAGTGCGCGCACGATCGCGGCGAGACCGGAAGCCACCTTGCCGATATTCTCGATCGTGCCCGCAACCGTCTCGCCCGCGAAATCGCCGAGCCATTTGGCCAGCGTCACGTCGCTCTCCTTGCCCACGATCCGGCCGAAAATATCGCCGAGCGCGCCGGCTATGTTGCCGAGCTCCCGGGCGAGGTCGCCGATCGAGCCGACCGCACCGCCGGCGGCCTTGCCGATGTCGCGGACATGGCCGGAGAAGCCGGACCCGAAATCCTTCATTGCGTCCCAGGCCGTGCGGATGCCTCCGAGCGCCGCCTCGATCGCCTCGATCGCCTTGACCTTGGCGTCGTCGATCGTCAGGCCGGACAGGTCGACCTTGAGGTCGAGCCCCTCGGCGAAGCCCTCGAAAAAGGGCCGCATTGCCCGGGCGCCGGCCTTGACGTCCTCCCAGGCGGCGGCGAAGCTGCGCTCGATCACCGGCCCGAAGCGCTCGGCGATCTCGCGGCCCGCCGCCACGATCCGCCGCCCCCTGTCGGCGATGTCGCGGCCGAGATCCCGGAAGCCGGATTTCGCGCGCTCCCAGAGCCGCATGATGCGGGGGCCGTAGCGGTCCCAATGCCGCCAGACATAGGCGCCGGCGCCGGCCAAAGCCGCGACCGCGAGCCCGATCGGCGAGAGCACGAGCCCCAGCGCCGCGCCGAGCGCGCCGACGCCGGCGCCGATGATCGGCAGCACGAAAGACAGGGCGCCGAGCCCGGCCGCGACCATGGCGAAGCCGCCGGCGGCCGAGATGCCGGCCGAGAGCCAGCCGTCCCATTCGGCGTCCAGCGCGCGGAAGGAGCGCAACATCCATTCGAGCCCGTCGTTGATCGCCGGCAGGTGCCGGCCGAAGGCGCCGCCGAGCTCGCGGCTCGCCTGGGTGCCGATCTCGCGCAGCCGGATCAGCTCCGAATTCATGCCCTGGAGCTGGGTCTCGTAGTCGGGATCGAGCGCGGCGCCCGTCGCTGCGGCGACCTTTTCCTTGATCGCCAAATACTCGTCGACGTTGGCCATGAAAGGGATCAGGAAGTCCAGGACCTGCTGGTCGCCGAAGAGCTTGCCGATCTTTCCGGCCGCGCCGATCTTTTCGAGCTGCTCGCGCACGAAGCCGAGCGCGTCGGCGCCGTCGAGCCCGCGCTTTTTCGCCTCGGACATGTATTTGCCGATCGTGTCCGAGCTCGTGCCGGTGAGCATGCCGACCTTCTGCAGCATCGCCTCGAGCGGGTTGATGCCCTTGGCGGTGGCATCCATCATCACCGCCTGGATGTCGACGCCCATCTCCTTGAAGCGCTTGACGGTGTCCGGCGCGAGCGCCTTCGACAAAAAATTCTTGAGGTTGTTGGCGGCCTGCGCCGGATCGGATGCGCCCTTCATGGCGATCTGCAGCGCCGAGCCGAGGAAGTCGACGGCTTCGCGGCCGACGACGCCGAATTTGGCCATCTGCGGCGTCAGCGTCGAGAAATGCTTGGCCATGTCGCGCAGCTCGAAATTTCCGAGCTTGCCGGCCGTCACCAGCGCGCCGAGGACGTCGTCCATCTCGTCGGCCGGGACCTTGAGATTGAGCGCGGAGGCGCGGGCGATCGACGCCATGTCGGCAAAGGCCGCATTGGCGGCCTTGGTGCCCTTGGCGACGTCGCCGATGACCGCGTCGATATAGTCGCGGTCGAGGCCGGCGGCGATCATGTCGGCCGCACCCCGGGCTATGTCGGCCGAGGCGAGCCGGGTCTTGAGCGCCAGGTCCTCGTAGTCGCGGCCGGTCTCGCGCACGAAATCGAAGGCGGCGGCACGGGAGAGCTCCGCCGTCCCGGCAATGTCCAGGAGCTGTTGCTGAAAGGCCGCCGCCTCCTGGATCGGTCCCATGAAGGAGATGGCGCCGATCGTCGCGCCGAGGAGGCCGAGGCGGCGGGTGAAGGAGACGAGCGATTGTAGGTTGTTCCGCAGCCCGCGCATCGGCCCGGACAGATGGTCCCGGAGCCGGACGAGCACGTCGAGGGCCATCGATCGCGCGGACATGTCACTCCTTCTCCGCCACTCGTTTCCGGTAGGTCATGATGCAGTTCCAGGCGAAGACGGCCTCGTCGGCCGTCATCGCCATCGCCTCGGCCCAGGCGATGCCGGTCCCGTCGACCAGCCCGCCCAGGATTACTTGCCAGTCCTCCGGCCACTCCCGAAAAAACTATTCAGCACCCGCCCGCCATAGGTGATGTCGGCACTGTCCATGCGATCGAAAAGCGCGATCATCACGGCCTGGCTGAGCCGGGTCGAGCGCGCGAAGGCGGTGACCTCCAGCATGTCCTCGCGCGCCGCGGCGATGGCGCGGCGGTCGGCGCCGGTCAGGCGATGGAAGGTCAGTTCCTCGTAGCGGTCCGAGCGCACCTTGCCGTTTTTCCGGATCTGCAGCTCGCGCGGATACATCAGCGGCAGCGTCACCGAGCCGTCCGCGTTCTGGACGGCGTGGTCGGGCAGCGTGTCGAGCGCCTCGGCGTCCTCGTCGACCACGTCTGCGGCAGGCGGCGTCGCGGCCGGCGGGGCGAAGGAGATCGGCGCGCCGGCGTCGTCCGGGACGTCCTCGTCGAGGTCGATGGCGATGGTCTTCTCGCGGCTCATGCCAGCACCTCCTCGGGCGCCGAGCCCGCCCACTTGAGCTCGATCTTGCCGCCTTCGCCGCCGGTCACGTCCGGGTGCTCGGTGAAGAATGCGTCGCGGATCACGAAGGTCTGGCCGGTGTCGCACACGACCTGGAGCTCCCCCTCGCGCTCGTCCCACAGCGAGCCGTAGCGCTGGCCGAGCTCGAGATGCGTCGTCGCGGTGACTTCCGTCCCCTCGAATTCCTGCGCTCTCGCGACCCGCCGGCCGTAGGTGACGACGTTGTTTTTAATGCCGCCGACCTTGATCTTGGCGCCTTTTTCAACCGGGATCGCCCGGCCGCGCCACACGATGTCGACAATGCCAAGCGTCTGCATGGCTCTTCCTTTCTGCGCCGCGGCGCGGTTAGACCTCGAATTCCAGGCTGCCGGCGAGCACCATGAGGTTGCCGACGATGCGGACCTTCTGCCGGCTCTCGAGGCGGTTCTTGTCGTCGGTCGCTCGCTTGAAGCTGCTCTCCTTGACCGTGCGCCGGGAGTCCTCGATCCAGGCCCGGTCGGCATAGAGCGAGCAGCGCGCCGCCCAGCTCCCCTTCATGCGCCGCGGCGTCACCACCGAGGTGCCCGGCAGCTCCTCGTCGTCGCCGTCCTCCGACGTGCGGCCGACGAAGCCCGCCGCGTCCTCGTCGTCGACGAGCTTGGCGCGCGGATAGAGGACCGAGACGTAGGACGCCCAGTCGTGGCGGATGCGGCTCATGGTGGCGGGCACCATGATGTCCATCCAGGCGCGGTCGGCGACGTCGAGCGTCGAGGTCTTGTACGTGGTGATGACGCGCGAGACCGTGACGACGCGCCCGGCCGACAGGCAGTCGAGCGAGGTGATGCCGCGGCGCAACAGGAGCTCGCGCTCCTCGTCCAGGAACTGCCGGCCCGGATCGGGCGCCATGACGCCGGGCAGGACGAGCGAGCGGAGCTGCCTGGCCGGATCATTGGCGAGGTGGAAGGCGCAGAGGCCGGCCAGTGCCGCGGAGATCACCCAGGCGCTCGTCGGCGAGCCATCCATGCCGGCGCAGGTCAGGAAGGGCGAGTTGGTGAGATCGCCCCAGGTGGCGAGCTGGGCGAAGGTCCCGCGGCGGGCGACGTAGCCGTGGCAGTCGCGCTTGGCCATCGCCATGTAGCGCAGCCGCAGCCACTCGGCGAAGGCGCCGAGATTGGTCGCATCCGCCCAGGGATGGGTGACGGCGGTGTACCAGACCTGCCCGACCGCATCGAGCGCGTCGGTGATGTCGGGATTGCCGGCGCCGCCCGACATGGCGACGATCGCCACCTGCAGGCCGGAAGGCAGCGGCTGGGCGTCGGCGTCGACGCGCAGGTCGATCTCGTTGCCGACCTCCCCGCCGTGGCGGGACGTCACGGTGACGACGCCGGCGGCCGAGGCGGCGGTGACGGTGAGCGCCGTGTCCGCGTTGATCGCGTCCTTCAGGGCCGTCGCGAGCTGGGTGACCGTGGCGCCGGCCGAAGCCGTGAAGCGCACCTGCCGGCCGGCGATCAGGAAACGCAGCACCACCGACGACGAGATCGCGCCGGTGAAGGTGATGGTGCCGGTCGCCTTGACCGCGTCGGGATCGTCGGCGAGCGCGGTGACGAAGACCGGCTGGGTGCGATTGGCCGCGAAGAAGGCCGCGACCTGCTCGGCGCCGATCGAGCCCTCTCCGAACAGCGTGATCGCCTGCTCGGGCCGCGTGACCTGGACGAAGGCGCCCGGCGCCAGCGTGCCGGCGGCGAGCTTCTGGCCGATCACGAGGTTGCGGACGGGGTACGGGAAGATGCCGGTGCGGCGGTAGTCGGGCTTGACCTCGAGGAAGGTGCCGGGCTCCAGCCAGTCGTAGGGGATTTCGTCAAAAGCGAAGTCGGACATGCGGGGTCTCCTTTATTTCCGGGCCTTGCGGCCGGACGGGGTCTTGTCAGTGTCGGCGGCGGGCTCCGCCGGCGTCCATGCATCTGCCGAGGCTTCGGCCTCCTCGGCCGGAGCGGCATCCGCCGGCTGCGGATCGGCAGGCGGCTCCGGGGCGGGCGGGGTCGGCGCCGGTTCGGCGGGGACGAGGTCGCCGTCGCGCAGGCGGCGGCGGATATAGGCGGTGACCGGCACGGTCTCGCCGGCCTCCGGCCAGTCCGAGCCGTCCTCCTTCGGCACGCGCCGGCCCTCGGCCAGCTTGAGTGTCATGGTGCTCATCAGGTGCTCTCCGTGGTGTCGATGGTCTGGGGCGGTTCGAAGCCGCCCTCGTCGGGCGCGCCGTCGACCAGCCAGCCGATGCCGAGCGCGCGAAAATCGTCGATCGTCCTGAGCCCGAGGCCGGCCGGCGAAAAGGCGTAGCGGATCTCGAAGTCGACCTGCGCCACGGCGATCGCCTCGTCGGCCCAGCCGTCGGCATAGACCGCGTCGGCAGCCGTCACCGCGCAGGCGCCGATCTCGGCGAGCGTCGTACCCTGCAGGAGCGCCGTCGCCACGTCGACCATGGCGTCGAGGCCGATGTCCCTCACGTCCCCCTTGAAGCGCGTTTCGAGCGAGCTCGAAGCCTTGACGACGAGGATGAGCCGCCACCTGGCGACGGCCTTCAGCGCCCGTCCGCCGTCCCGGTCCGGCGCGATCCCCATCCAGGCAAGGCCGATAAAGGGCGTGAGCCGGACGACGCGCTCGAATTCCTTGATCGTCAGCACGTGCGGGACGCGGGCGATCTGGAAATCGCGCGCGGGGAAGGCGATGCGGAGGCGGTCGACGATGGCCGGCTCCATCAGGCGGATCGGCGTCTTCAGGAGGTCCATCACCAGTACCTCAAGCCGCGATCGTCGAAGATCTCCGGCCGGTCGCTGGCTCTGGCGCCGGACGCGCCGTCGCTCCCGACGCCGGCGGCGGGCGCGCCGATGTCGGCGACGCCCTCCGCGATGGCCGTCAGCCATGCGATCACCTCCTTGCGGTCGAGCCGCATCTGCTCGGTCGGCTCCGTGCGCTCGCCCTTGGCGAGGTCGTAGCGGGCGAGCACGCAGGCGGCGCGCACCACGCTGTCGGGCGGCGCGGCGACGGGCACGGCGTAGCGGGCGCGCAGATAGTCGTCGATCAGCCCGGTCGCGTCGGCGAGCGCCAGCTCGACCTTGGCGGCAAGCACGGTCTCGGCCGTACGGTCCTCGGGCCTGGAGAGCCGGATCATCTCCGTCTCCCCGAAACGGGCGACCATGTCTGCTACGCTCGCGTACATCCCGGTCCCGTCAGATAAAGGTCACGGTCAGATTGGGCTCGGCGAGCAGCGCCTCGAGCGCGGCCGGGCCGTCGAAGGCTTCGACCGGATGGTCGACGGGCGCACGGCTGTGGGCGATGCCGGCGCGGCGGAAGCCGTCGAGGCTCGCCACGATCCGGACGTGGGTCGGCGACGTGGAATGGGTCGCCATCCACTCCTGCGCGGCCCGGGCGAGGAGCGGGAACTCGGCGGCGGGATCGGCCAGATTGCCGATCCCGCCTTCCTCGGTCTTCGCTCGGGGGATATCGGGGAGAAGGGTCCCCGCCGGCTTTTCGACCGGCGGGGTTGCCGCGCTGGACGCCACGGCCTCGGAGGCGACGGCCGGGCCGGTGATGTCCTGCGGCGCAGGGATTTCCTTTTTCTTCGCCATGTGTGGCTCCTACGGGTCTCGCGAAAAGGGCCGGACGCAGGACCGCGGCCCCTTGCGGGAGACCCGGCGCCGCCGGATGGGCAGGGCGGCGCCGGGGCCAGACGCGGACGCTTGGGACCGTCCGTGTCCGGGATGGATCAGGCGAGCCAGGGGACGACGAGCAGCTCGGCCGTGCCCGCCCACGGGTTGCTCTCGCCGCCATTGACGAGCTGCGACTGCAGGATCCGGCGCCCCGCGCCCTCGAGCGACGGCGGGACCACCAGGAGGTTCGGCGAGATGCCGAGGGGCCGACCATTGTCGGCGGTGAAGGCGCCCATGGCAGCCCTCGCCGCCTCGTAAGCCGCGGCGTCGAGCGTCTGTTTGGAGCCCCAAGCCATCTGCCAGAAGCCGAAGCCGACATTGCAGCGGCCGTCGACGCCGTAGACGAATTCGGCGCGGTTGAAGACGTTGTCGTCGGTCTCCTGGTCTTTGCGGACGAGGCGGTCGAATTTCTTGCGCGACTGGTAGATGACCGGCTTCAGCGCGCGCGTGGTGTCGAGCAGGTACCAGGGCGTGCCGGCTCCGCCGCCGCTGTTGGACACCGACACCTCGACGCCGGCCTCGTTGATGACAGGGTGATCGGTGTCGAAGAAGTTCTGGCCATCGTAGCAGAGCGTGGCCCATCCCGCCTTCAGGAGGGGGAAGACCTGTTCGTCCGGGAAGCTGGCCGCGGCCCGGCCGAGCTCCTGGAACAGCGGCGTGTAGATGCCGACATTGTCGTCTTCGATGTGGTCGCGCTTGACGCCGACCGTCAGCTCGAACGGCCTGTTGCGCACCGTGTAGCCGTGCGCCGAGATGGAGTTGACGACACGGTCGCCGATCCATTCGCGGAAGCGCGGCATCTGGCCGAGCCACCCGTACTCGTTCTCGGCGGTGGTCGACGGGACGGTGGTGGCGACCCGCTCGTACATCGGGCGGACTGCCGAAAAGGAGCCCTGGAAGGCGGTCGAGAAGCCCGTATAGAGCGCGCGGATGGTAGACTGGTTGATGAGCATCGGAGCCTCTACGAAAAGCGGACCCAGACGCCCTGGGCGTCCACGTCGAAAATCTTGCCGGCGACCGAGCGGGTGTTGGTCCCGCTGGTCTTGGCGACGGTCTGGTCATCGACGCCGTAGCAATCGGCGCCGATGTCGGCAGCGGTGATCTCGTCGCCCGCGGCCGAGTTGGCGTACTGGAAGATGCCGGTGCGCACCCGGACGCGCCTGGCATTGTCCGCGCCGCCCGAGTTGTCCACGTGCTCGACGGCGCAGCCGATGCCCTTGAGATTGAGCGCGGTCGACATGGGCACGGCCCGGCCGCTCGCGTCGAGCGCGACCATCGCGCCCGTGTAGATCGTGGTCGCGGCCTTGACGCCGGGCTCCCGGAGATCTCCGGAGCGCTCCTTCGTCCCGCGGTCCTTCGCAAGCGCAGCCATCAGAGCACCTCCTTGCTCATCGCCTTCGCCTGGGCGGCGTAGGCCTTGGGATCGAGGCCCATCATCTCGACGACCTCGGCGTCGGCGCCCGCGAGATTGTCGCCGTCCTCAATCTCGATCTGACGCCGGTGGCCGAGGCCGCCGGCATGGAGCGACGGCATCAGCTTGACCTCGGCCTCGACGTCGGCCGGCTCCTTGATGTGCCGCGCGATGTAGCGGTCGCGCAGCGCCGGCACGAGCTTGCCCTCCTCGATGGCGCGGTCGACGAAGGTCGTCGCGCGGACCGTGGCCGCCTCGGTCACCGCCGTGGTCAGGCGGGCATTGAGCTCGCGGACCTGGCCGCGCAGCTCGGCGACCTCGCCGTCGCCGCCGCCGCGCGACTGCAGCGCGGTGACGATCTCCTCGGACGTCGCGCCCTCGGCGAGGCCGGCGGCCGTGGCGATCGTGGCAAGCGCGCTCGCCGCGTTGAGCGAGCGGGTGACGGCGGCGAGGATCTCCGCCTGGGTGGCGGTCTCGGGAAGCCCGAGCGCCTTCCTCATGTCTTCGTCCATCGAGGGACCTCCGGTTCGGTGATGCAGGGCAGTGAGGCTGGTGAGGTTGGGGTCGTTGGTCAGGCTCGCCCGCAGGATCTGGTGCAGGCGATGCGGCGCCGCCTTGGCGGCCGTGAAGACGGGGGACAGAAAGCCGTAGGCGCGCTCTGCGAAGAGGCGCTCGCCCTGCGGCGTCCATTCGACCTTGCCCCAGACGCCGTCCGCCCGCGCCTCGAGCGCGACGATCCAGCCGACCGCGGGCGAGGCCTGTCCGAGCTGGCCGGCGAGGTCGATCGCGTGGTTGACGTCGATCGGCAGCTTGCGGCCGGCCTGCAGCGAGCGGGCGATCAGCGCTTCGGCGTCGCCGAGCTCGTAGGGGCCGCGGCCGTCCTCGCCGGAAAAGGTGCCCGCCGGGACGAGGTGGACCCATTCCGGCGCGGCGGCGCCGGCGGAGAAGGAATGCAGGAGAGAGACGAGCACCGTTTCCATGGCGCCGAAACTGGCCGATCGGCAGGCCGCGGACCACGCCCACCACGGTGGGCCGAAGGCCGGCGTCAGGTGTGGCGGCGCAGGAAGACCATGACCGTGTCGGCGATCATGTCCTCGTCGTCCTCGGAGATCCCGAGGAAAGGGCGCGCAGGTATCGTTACCGATTTTGCGAAGGCGAAGCCATCCCCCATGCGAAAGACGAGATGCGTCGACGCCACCGGCTCGATCGTCGCGCCGCCCTGTTGCACGCCGGCATAGAGGACATTGGTGCCGACGCGCACGGCGTCGGAGGAGGGACGCGCGTTGATGCTGTCTCGAAGCCGGCCGCTCTCGGTGAGGATGCGCGAATTGCGCTTGGTCCTGCGGTACTCAGGATTCAGGGGTGCCCATTTTGCGCCGTCCGGCGAGGTCTGCGAGACGAAGCGCCGGTGCGTCGACGAGACGAGGCCGGTGCCGATCGCCGCCATGACCGGCGTCGTATTGCCCATGACCGTGATCAGCCGGGTAAAGCCGGCGCGGACCCCATGGTCCGTCACCTGGAAGTCGAGAGAGACACCGCTCATTGCCTTGAGGACCCTTCGAGCCTATGATGATGGAGCGCCGAGCAGGAAGCGGGCTCCGCATGGAGCCTTGGGACGGCATTTCCGGCCTCCCCGGCGCGATTTCATTTCCCGCCCGCCCGCCGCCGCCAGCTCGCCACCTGCTTCCGATTGGTCAGGCGCAGCGAGAGGAGGTAGATCTCGTCGCCGGTCTCGCGGCGCACCACCTTGAGAGCGGCTGCGTAGTAATCCTCGCCGGCCTTGCCGACGAGAACCGGCCTTCCGTTTTCGCGCACGATCAGCTCGCCCTCGCTGACGAGCCACTCCGGCAGGGCCGTATACTCATCGGCGGTG